ACGCTGCTTGGCAGAAAGATGGTCAAGGATTTTGCGAAGTTCAATGAAGCCATCATAAAGTCGATGTCTGTTATGGGTGAATCGACAAAGGCAGTTCAAATGAAATTGGAGGCGGTGGCTACAGCACTGTCTACAAAAGTTGCAACTGCTGCGCACGAGTTGGCTAGAGGTTACTTTGAACTTGGACAGGCAGGCTTTGATGCTGCAAAGGCAATGCAAGCACTTCCGGTTGTAGAAAAGTTTGCTTATGCTGGGTCCATGCATTTGTCTCAAGCAACGTCTTATCTTACAAAAACCCAACGTGCGCTTGGCTTAGAATTGAAGAATCCCATTCTTACCTATGCGGCTATTCAATCTACTGCTGAAATGGTTGACTTTGCAGAAGCTATGAAGAATGCAGGTCCGGCTTTACGTATTCTAAATAAGGATATGGAAGAGGGTGTTGCTGTTCTTATGGCGATGGCTAATCAAGGACACGTTGGATCGGAAGCTGGTACACAGTTGTATATGGTGTATCGTGACTTGCAGCGCGCAAATATCAAGAATCGGAAGATGTGGGAGGATCAAGGACTCGCTGTTTATGATGTTAATGGAAAGATGTTTAATCTTGCAGACATTCTTTATCAGTTGGAAGGCAAATTTGAAAATATGTCTGATGAAGGCATACGAACAACGCTTATGATGTTAGGTTTTCAGGATCGTTCGTTGCGTGCAACACAAGCTGTTTTGGGAATGTCTCATGTAATAGCGAGATTTGAACGAGAACTGAAAGATGTTGGAGGAATGACAGAGTGGGTTGCTAAAAAGATGAGAGAGTCTTTTATAGCACAGTTAAATGTGTTGAACAATAAATTGAAGATCATTTCTCGTAGTATTGGAAAAATTCTTGCAGAGCAGCTTATCAGGCTAGGAAAGATTGTGGATCATCTCACTTCTCTATGGACAAAAATGACTCCAGAGACACAGAAATTTATTGTTCATGTGGGAGAGTTGCTTGTTTTAATGGGTCCTACTCTAATTGCGATGGCTGGCTTAATTAAAATGACGAGTATTTTCACATCGGCTCTTCGAATGTTGTTCAGTCCATTGTCAATTATTATTGTTGCTATAGGTCTTATTGGAAGGTCGACTGATTATCTAACTGGTGCTAAGAATTTTGATTGGTTTATTGGGAAGGTGGGTAAAGGATATACTGGACTTGCTGATACTATTAAAAATGTATATGATAAAATAAGGAATTGGACGGAGAAAGATACAGCGAAAATTAATATGTATATCGATTTGTGGATAATAAAGATTCAGGAACTCATAACCAAATTGGGGGCTTTTTTATCTTATTTCAAAAGAAATTTCAAAGGTGCTTTCGATCAGGTATTTCATTTGATTGAATTGGCTTTTATTTCTTTTGGGACAATGATGATTGCACTTGCATTTGATATTGGAAGTGCGATGGGTGCCGCTTTCAAAAGACAAATATGGTCAACTTTTGTTTCCCATGACATAGAAAAAGAAGCTAGAACATTGTATAGAGGGTGGCATGCGAAAGCACTAGCTGATGTTGCTAATACACAAAGATCGAGTATGCCCCAAAGTGCTTTTGTTGGGTTACCTGGCACGGAAAATTTAGGGGGATATGAAGCTCTGCTATCTGGTATGGGAATAGATCCAAGGCAGCAGGCTTCAATGCCAGAAAAACTTAATGAATTTAGACAGCAGGTAACTCATGCTAAAAGAAACAAAATAACAAGTACGTTTGAAGCAGAAGCCAAAGACTATTTGGCTATGGGATGGAAGAGTGTATTAGAAGCAATATCTAATGGTTTTATTGGTCTAAAAACTGGGGATCCTCAACTTATTGCGGACTTAGCAGAAGCAGATATTCCATCTCCAGTGTCTCAAATGCCTGTTCCTTTGCTGGATCGTATTAGAAAAATAGAAGAGAAAGCTTCTTCTATCTATGGAGTACTTTCAGAGACAGCAAATAGGAGTTTATCGGAGCCAGACTGGGAGTTGTTTCTAAAACATAATAAGGAAATTATAGCTGGAAATAAGATACTCAGTAGTATATTTAAGACTAAGGGTGAAAAGGCTGCTACAAACAAAGCTTTCGATGACAATAAAAAATGGAAAATGAGTGCTGAAGAGATTCTAAATGTTGTTGAGAAGATGTATAGTGGTCTTGACAAGCAATCTGATTCTTATTTTGAGATGCAAAAATTAAATCTAAACGATTTGGTCACAAAGTGGCGAATTAATGCGGAAGAGATTGCTAAAGTGAACGATACTATAGATGTCGAGAGGGTTCGAGAACTTATTCAATTATATGAAGAGGCTCAAGAAAAGCAAATAGCATGGGCAGAAACTATAGCTAGTAATGATTTCTTTGCTGGAATGCAGACTAGCTTTGAGCAGTCCGCTGAAAATCTGGGAAAGTTGGGGAAACTTGGACATGAGTAGACTTCGCTAATGGAACGAAGGATGCTACTACGGCATTGGAAGACTTGGCTCGTGAGATGGCTAATATAGTGCTTAAATGGGCTACTATGCAATTGGTTATTGCAGGTTTGAATGCAATTGGTGGTGCACTTGGTAGTGCGTTTTCTAGCACTCCTACAACTATGGAAGGTATGAATGCGCAAGCAGGAATAAAGAATTCACCTAAAGGATTTGGGACTTCTTGGGTAAAGCATAGTGGTGGAATTGTAGGCAGTGACGGTCCAACAAGATCAGTATCTTCCTCTGTATTCAGTAATGCTATCAGAGCCCATAACGGACTAATGCCAAATGAACGTCCTATTATAGCTACAAAGGACGAAGGTATTTTCACTCCAGGGCAGATGAAGGCTTTGGGAGGAAGATCAGAGAAATCGGAAAAAACGGATCAATTGCTCGAAAGTATTCTCGCACAATTGATCCGTCGGCAGACGGTAAATGCTGTGGTAGTGGATAGTCGAGATGTAGTAACACAGAAAATGATGGAAGGTCGTGAGGGTGAAAATTTGGTGATGAATCATGTAGCTAGGAATAATCCAAATGAGCAAGGCGGTTAATCCAAGACCATTTGATGAGTCAATAGACGTTGAATTATATCCGATTCTATATTGGGAAGAGGAATACGGAGATTCCTACGATCTTTATTTTGGTTCAGATGAAAGTGCTGTTGCCAATGGAGATTCTGGGACGCTTGTTCTTGCGGCGACTGCGAATAAATTTTATCAGTGTCCTGTATTGACAAAAGGAACAACGTATTATTGGCGTGTAGATACTACCATTGGGGAAGTGGAAGAATCAGGGGTAGTGACTACTACAGGTACTGTGTGGTCCTTTAGTGTGGATCATGCTCCGTGGGTTACGGATTGGTTAGCGGGAGTGCGTGAAAGACTTTCATTCAATACTGAAATCCTTCCTCCACATTCTCGTGTAGAACAGCGTATAGCCAAACGCCTTGGTATCCCAAGGCGTATATTTACAACGAGAGAATATATTCCAAAAGCTGATATGCGGGAATTTGAAGCTGTTCTTAGCAAATGGGCGAAGAGGAGATGGCCTATCCCGTTGTGGACTGAAGGAGTAGAGTTTACTGGGACATTATCGGCAACAGATACCACCATAAATATTGATACACAATACACAAGTTTCACTGAGAATAACTATGCTTTGATATGGCAACTGTCTCAGCAAGAAATTGTTGTTACGAGTACTGTAGCAGCAGGACAACTTACTCTTGTGAATGGACTTGTTAATACCTATACCGGAGACACATGGATTGTTCCTCTCAAGTTCGGGTTCTTGAACGAAATTGCAAGAGTAGATGATAGCCCTGTTGCAATGATATTTGAAGCTGATTGGATTGATGACTCGCTTGTTGACATCACAGGGTTTACAGCGGATCAAACTTATGATGGTATGACAGTTATTACTTCACCATCGTTGCTTGATTCTCTTAATTCAGAACGATCTGAAAGTCCCGACATCTTTTTTCATGACTATCAAACAGGACCGTTTGCTGTAGTGTCCAACGCTACGTATAACGAAACGTTTTCACAACATAAGTGGCGTATAGAAGAACGGCAAGATATTTGGGAATTGCGTCAATTCTTTCACGATGTCAAAGGTTCTCAAGTAGCATTTCTTGAACCAACGTTCAATTCTGATTTGATTCTTTCGCGTGCTGCTGGTTCTGGTGACAGTACTATTTATGTGACAGATGAACAATACACTCCAAATATGGAGGCTTTAAGGTTACGAAATTACGTAGCATTTTATACGGGTGGGACGTTGATCGTTCGTCAAGTCAATACGATTGCCGATGCGGGTGCTGATGAGTCATTGGCTTTAGATGCGACTGTTGGAGCAGAATTTCCTATTGGCACAAAATTGTGTTGGGTT